AGGTGCCAACTATGCAACGCTAAATGATACTATCCAATGCACATAAGCTGCTGATCTGCTTAGTGTTTCCATGTTATACGCCATTAATCTTTGCTGGTCAACACTCTCTCTGATATAGTCTGTTATCACATTTTAACGACAAATCAGGAGAGTATAATAATGATGACGCTTGAGAAAATCCGCACACAGCTACAAGACCTGCGACCGGCAAGGGTTGCAGAAGCAACCGGCCTGCACTTCAACACCATAAGAGAGATTAGAGACAACCCGGAAGCAAACCCAACCCACCGCGCAATGAAGGCGCTTTCTGACTACCTGGAGGCCCGCCAGTGATCTACAGGGAATTTTTAGACGCCAACATTCCTGTTTTTGCCCTTTGGCCAATAGTGGCCGGAAAGTGCGGGTGTGGAGACCCTGAATGTAGCGTTCCGGGTAAACATCCGCTTGCTTCAAACTGGCAGTTTTCCCCAGTGTGGTCAGATGAGCAGCTAGAGACCATGGAAGAGATGGATCAATTCTCTACAGGGTACGGGGTTTTGACCGATGGGCTGCTGGTGGTTGACGTTGATGAAAGAAACGGGGGAGCCGAATCATACGCCCGCTTACTGGAAGCTGTGCCAAGCATTGCGGGTGCAGGGCTGATCGTAAGAACAGGAAGCGGCGGCGAGTCAAAACACCTTTATTTTTCAGTAGACGAGCCTACGGCAATGGTTCAAAGCCTCGCAGGCTACAAGGGCATAGACTTTAAATCCACGGGCTACGTGGTTGGCCCAGGGTCTCTACACGAATCTGGAGGCCGGTATATAACGCTAGAAGGCACACCATCCGATATTGAGCCTGCTCCGGCAGCCTTAATGGATCTTCTTAAAAAACCAGAACGTCACCGGGCATCCATGAATGGCGTAAGCGTTGACGTTTCTGATGAAGACCTAAAGAGTATGCTGGAGGCAATTCCGAACGACGAGGGTACAGACTACGAAAAGTACATCCGCGTCGGCATGGGCACGCACATAGTTACAGGAGGGGAAGGGTACTCGCTGTGGGTGGATTGGGCGGCAAAAGGGCCGAAGTATGACCCCAAAGACATGGGTAAGAAGTGGCACAGCTTCGGAAAGTCTGCCAACCCCGTCACGTTTGGTACGTTGGCACACTACGCAGAAGAAGCCGGATGGGTTGCGCCGGTAGACTTTAGCAGCGAGCTACATTTTGATGCGCCGGAAATATGCGGCATTGAAACGAAAGGTATTGATCTTTTAAGGCCGCCGGGTTTTGTGGGCAAGTTAACAAAGTGGATAAACGACCGTAACCGGCACCCAAGAGAACACTTGGCGGTAGCTGCTGCACTTGCTTCCATCTCGTCTGTAGCCGGCATGCGCTACGTTGACCCACTCGATGGCATTACTCCTAACCTGTTTTTGTTTGGCGTGTCTGGATCTGCAACCGGCAAAGAGTCTGTTCTTAAAAGCTACCAAGAGATACTCAAGGCTGCCGGCGTGGTTGCCGCTGCCCACGGTTCGTTTAAGTCTGAGCAGGAGATATACCGCAACCTAACAAGACACCAGGCCGCACTCTATACGATTGACGAACTTGGAGAGACGCTTGGCAAGATAGCAAACGCCAGGGCAAAGGGGACAGCGGCATACCTCGAGGGAATTATTGGCACTCTTATGTCTCTTTACTCGAAAGCGAATAGCTTTGCCATGATAACGGGCGACCTCAAAGAAGAGATCCGCCAGTCATTAACAAAGGAGCTTGCCGGCGTTCAGAAAAGAGTAGACGGAAATGAGCCTTTTGACGGCGATGAAATGAAACTTGAGTCACTGAAAAGTCAAGTCGGAAACATAGATAAAGGTATTGAAAAGCCCTACCTGTGCATATTTGGGCTGACCACACCGGAACGGTTTAGTGACCTTATGGATTTCGACATGGCCACAAACGGCTTTATGGGGCGCTCTTTAATATTTAGGGAACGTGAAGATAACCCAAAAAGCAAGCCACGTAACAGGATACAAAAAGACCCTATACCAAACGACATAGCGGCCACCCTGATGCAGCTTTACGCCCCAGGGCGTTCTGAGCTATTTGACAGGGTAGAGTGCATTGGCAACCAGGTAAGTGTCCCAACAAGGGACGGCGCAAGAGAAAAGCTTGATGAAATAGAACACGCTTTTTATGAAATGGCAGAGACTGCAAAGAATAAAACAGGGCTAACGGCTATCCCACGGCGCGGTTATGAGCAGGTTGCCAAGGTGTCCATGATACTGGCTATACCTGGCGGGCTTCGCACTGTTGAGCATGTCATGTGGGCTTATGCACTTGTTAAACGCGATGTTGACGAAAAGATGAAACTGGCCTACTCAAACAGCGCAACGGACAAGCAGGACGCGCTTGCAAGTATGGTAATGAGCCACGTCACCGATGACCATGGAGAAACGGCTGGAAGGCTTAGAAACAAGTGCCGCAGTTACAGAAAAGAGGACGTTGATACCGTAGTTGAAAAGCTAGTAAAAGGCGGATATTTGCGAGAAGAGGAAACCACTTTCGGAAAAGGAAGGAAAACAAAAAAATACTTTGCTGTTATTGTTTGACATCGTGCCGTTTTAAATTGTATAGTGTTTTTGAGCTGCAACCTGTAGCAGCCAATTAAACCCAATGAGGAAAATCATTATGAGCAGCATCCTTTCACTGGCTAAAAAGCCAGAAAACCGCCCCATAATTTGCACCATCACAGGTGACGCCGGTATTGGTAAAACCCGATTAGCTGGCACATTCCCAAGCCCTGTATTTATCCGCTCAGAGGACGGTATGCAATCTATACCAGAAGCCGACCGGCCTGAAGCGTTCCCTATTGTTCAAGACCCCAAAGCCTTATGGGATCAGCTAACCTCGCTTATTAATGAAGATCACCAGTGGAAGACTGTTGTGATTGATTCCATTACTGCATTAGAGCGCCTATTTATACAGCACGTTGTTGATAGCGACCCTAAGAAGCCGCGCAGCATCAACCAGGCTCTAGGAGGGTATGGTGCCGGGTTGTCTGCGGTTGCCGCTATGCACCAGCGTGTAAGGAAAGCAGCGGGCATGTTAAGCGCCAAGGGTATCCACGTTGTATTTATCGCCCACGCCGATACCGTCACCATAGAACTTCCAGATCAAGATCCGTACACCCGTTATGACCTGCGCCTTGGTAAACGAAGCACTGCGCCTTATGTTGATGATGTTGACTTGGTTGGCTACTTGAAGCTTGAGACATTTACCACAGGCGACGGAGAGCGAAAGAAGGCAATTTCTGACGGCACCAGGGTTCTGATTACGTACACGACTGCGGCCAACATATCCAAAAACCGATACGGGATAACGGACGAACTGGCAGTGCCAGAAGGCACAAACCCATTGATTGAATTTGTACCAACACTGAAAGGAGAAGTGAAATGAGCTTTTTTAACTTTGATGAGAAGATCGACGGAAGCTTTGAATCAGGCGGCGGAAACTTCGAGCCGATCCCTGCAAAAACCCAAGTCTTGGCAGCGCCGGACGAGGCCAAATGGGACGAGTACGAAGGCGACAAGTTCATCAGCTTGCGCTGGTCTATTATTGCACCGAAAGAGTACAAGGGCCGGAAGCTGTTTCACAAGGTGCGCGTACTTGATAACGACCCGCGCAAGGCAGAAAAGGCCAAGCGTATGCTTGCGGCTATTGATGCGAACGCCGGCGGGAAGCTTATGAAGTCGAACGAAGAGCCAACGGATAAGAGCCTAACAATGTCGCTTGTGAACAAGCCGATGGTTCTTATGTTGCAGGTTTGGGAGATGACCGGAAGCGATGGCCAGCCACGGTCTGGAAACTGGGTTAGCGCAGTAAGCCCACGTAAGGGTAGCGAGCCGGTTGAAGATGTAGCAGTTGAGCCTGAGCCGGCCGCTACAGAAGATGAAGGCTGGGATAAAGACGCGCCATTTTGATACTAGCGGGCGCTTCGTGCGCCCCTTTTTTTTAACCCAATGAGGTTTTTGTTATGGAAGAGCAAAGAACGAAGGCTTGGTTTAACAAGCGAAAAGGTCGGGTAACGGGCTCCAATGTGGGCGCGATACTTGGCATGAACCAGTACAAAACAGCCAATGACGTAATGCGGGAGATGGTGCGCACCTGGCATGGCGTAGAGCGCGAGTTTCAGGGAAATTCAGCCACGGAGTGGGGCACGTTTAACGAGGCCGGCGCGATAGCAGAATACCAGATGGAGACAGGAAACGAGGTCACAGAAACAGGATTCCATGTTCACCCTGAGCACGAATGGCTTGGTGCAAGCCCGGACGGACTGGTGAGCGATAGCGGGCTGATAGAGATAAAAGCACCATACGGGCAAAGGAACAAGAATCCGCCAGCGTTTAAGACACTGGAAGAGCAAGAACATTACGCCGCCCAGGTTCA